GTTTATCCGAATGCAATGAGGATTGCATATCCGAATGCAATGAGGATTGCATATCCGAATGCAATGAGGATTGCATATCCGAATGCAATGAGGATTGCATACATGTTTTGTTTATATGTTTTACTTAATGTCCAAATTTAACAACAATTAAAGAATTTTGTATTTTGATAACAGTGGCAAGTTATAATTTGTTACTTTTTCTGTCCTCTGATGAAAAGTTGTTACAAAAGACAGTCTCAGAGCAGCAAAATGTGTCAAAGTATAACCTTTCTGGAAAAATTTCCAACTCCTTCATGCAATCATATCATGCAAACAAATCATGTCAAAATGAACTTGCTTGCAAAAGATAACTTGATTTGACTTGTGTTGCATGATGCAACTGAGTTTGCTGGGAATATCAAGATGTTGCTTTGCAGACTTTGTGAGTTGAGTTGTGATGTTGAAGTGCAGGTGAAAGTGAAGTTGAAGTGTAGGTAAAAGTGCAAGTGTAGGTAAAAGTGCAACAAATTATGAAAAAGAATGTTAAACATATTCAATTACATTGCAAATTTGACTTAGTTGTTGTATTTTATTATCATCTTATCACATATAAAACATACTTGAGAAACCATGTTGCAATTCAACATCAAGCAATCCAAAGTTGCTGAAGACAAACATATCAAATATGTGTCAGATGAACAATTTTTGCTGGACATAGAAGCTGAACTTCGTCAAGAAGCAGCAGAAAACAAGCACAAAAGAGCATCAAACTATTATCTTGATACTCATGAATTTGCAGCAGAGTTGTGCCTTTCAAAACGCAATGGTCAGTTGACAGACAAATGTGTCAAAATGTTCCAGTTGCTCATTTTTCATATTCAACGACGATTGTTTTACAAAGACAAAGACATACAAGCAGATTGCGCTTCTGAAGCAATGCTTACAATTTGTGCAAACTGGCAAAAGTATGACATTTCAAGGTCGCCTAATGCGTTCAGTTTCTTTACAACAACAATTTTGAATGCTATGGCAAAAGGCTGGAACATCAATTCGAAGCCTGGTGTGCACATTCCAATTGATGTTCTGTTTCAAACTCATCGAAAAGATTGATTGTGCAATGCGTTTTGACTGCCATCGTTTTCGCATTTGCATGACAACATGTTGATGCTTTGACATCAACATCTCTTAAAAAGCCTCTCAGATTGTTTGAATACATCAAGCTAATTTGAGAGGCTTTTGATTTTGACTATTTGTACCTACACATGTACATATTACAATAATATAGCATTATAACATAGCAAATTACAAAGACATGCTTCTCAACAGTGCTCGAACAGACCAATTTAGATTTGATTTGCCGGTTGACATTTTGCCTGAAGACATTGCAAAACAGTACAATGACATTTTTGTCAATCAGCCAACTCAATTGATTTCAGACATCAATGATTTGCTATATGACTCAGTGCAATCAATTGACATCATGTCTATGAATGCACCAATTGTCAAACAAAGTGTCGCAAATCTTGTTGATGACAAGACCGGCATCAAAAGAGCAGTTGACCAGTTTTTCAGAGGCAGCAAAACTGTTCATCAAACTGTTGACAAACGCATCAACATAACATTTAGAATGTCTGCAGGCTTCATCAATTATTTTGCGTTGTTGGAGTCTTACATTAGATATCATGATGACAAAACTACTCACGACTTTTATCAGCCAATGAGGTTTGTCTCACTTTACAATGACCAGCCAATGTTTGCAATTGACTTTTCAAATTGCATATTTGCTGCCATTGACAAACAACATTTTGACTTGACAAACACAGACACAAGTGAGCAAACGTTCACAACAACTTGGGTGTTCAACAACTTTGATTTCAGATTGCCAAGTGAAATCAAAGCACAATGATTTGCAACAACATGGAAAGCAAACTTCACAATGGCATGTCAATGCCAATTCTTGACTCAGTCAACTTTGTTGCAGGCAAAACTTTGAAGTCAACAAAGCCAAGAAGATTTGATACTGCAATGATTTCAGGCGCATACAAAGTCATTGATGCAGTGGCAGATGACACTCCATTGATGTCAGACATTTTGTACGGCAACATTGATGCAATTGAGCAATTGATGGTTCTCAATGAACGCAAATCACCATTTGACTTTGAAGCAGACGATGTGATTGTTGTGCCTGAAACATCATCATATCTGTCATTGACAATTGAACAGTCAATTGTTGCAAATGCATCAACACAACCTGCAAATCATGGCAAGACTTCAGAGCAAAAGTTGTCACCTAAGTCAACTTCGGCATCTGTTGCAGCAAACCAGAATGCAAGTCATGTCAAAATCAATTCATCAATCGGTAAACTGACATTTTGAACAACATGTTGAAAGAAGTGTTTGAAGCAACGTTGTTGAAAGAAGTCAGAGACATTGTTGTCGACTTTGACCCAATTAGTGAACAATCTGTACTGCAGCCCATTGAAGCTGCAGGCAGACTTGTGCCACTTTTGAAAGTCTGCAACACTGTCATAGATTTCTCAAGCGTACAATGGTGCAATGTAGAAGTTGGCAAAAAGTTCTTGCCAACGATTGAAGTCAGTTTTGCTGCAAATGCAAACTTTTTGCAAAATGACTTTCCATTGACTCATGATGTTGTGACCTTGTATGTTGGCAACACACTTGACACAAACTTCAAGACAATCAAGTGTGACTTCTTGATTTTGTCAGCTGAACAGAATGGCTCAAATGTCACAGTCAAAGGTGAATTGAATGTACCACAGTTGTCTGACTCTGCAATCAAGTCTTGGCAAAACAAGACAAGCATGGATGTTGTCAAAGATGTCTGTCAAACTGTTGGCCTTGGTCTTGTAACAAACATTGATGCAACAGCAGACACAATGACTTGGCTTCAATGCAATGAACGCAATGACAGTTTCTTGCAAAAACATGTTATTAGACACATGTGGCTTGGCTCAAATGACAAGATTGTTCGAGTGTTTGTTGATGCTTGGTATAGACTCAACATTGTTGATGTGCTGTCAGAAATGACAGTCACGCCTTTGGATGACGAACTTTCAATCATGCCTGCAACAGGAGAAAAACTTGAAAAGACTCAAAAGCTCATATTGAACAACGACACAAATGGTCCAAACACTCTTGCAGCTGTCAGTGGCTGGAACTTGAAATATAGTAATGTCTCAATGAAGACACCATCAGCAGTCAACATGCAATCTGCCACTTTTGACATGTCAAATGCTGCAATCGAACACAAACATGTTGATGCAACTCTCATTCAACAATCTACTGACAAAGACTTGGATGTGTTTGCAGACTGGTCAATCTCAACTTCACTGCAAATTGCAAAGAAAGATGCATTGCATGCAAACATGCATGACAACTTTTATGAAGCAGCAACAACATTTGATTGGTCTCAAGGCATGCTTGACCGTGCAATTTTGAGTTTGACTGTTCCACAAACTTTGAATGCTTTGTATTGTTACAAAACTGTCAATGTCGAGTTGTACAATCATGGTCAAAGAATGCAATCTCCCATTCCTGAAAAAGAAGAACGAGGCAAACAAAATTCTGGTGATGACAAACAGCCACTTGCAGTTGAACAAGTACGCAACAAACGTTTGTCAGGCACATATATCATAACGAGCATCACTTGGCAATTCACAAAGTCTAAAATGCTTTCACAAATTGTTGAATGTCAAAGACGAATGTGGCCTGCATTTGATGTTGACAAGTTGAAGTGACATGGCACATGACATCAAAAAGCTCAAGCCAAACCCAAATGGTAGATATCGTCAAGGCTATTACAATCCTGGGCCAAAGTATATTGGCAGAACGCATGATGATAGAACAGTCATATATAGAAGTAGTCTTGAGCTCAAGTTTTGTCACATGTGTGACATGTCACCATCAGTTGTTGAATGGTCTTCAGAGACACTTGGCATACCTTATGAACTTGATGGCAAAAAACATACATACTATCCTGACTACTTGTTCAAGACAAACAAGGGTGTCATATACATGGTTGAAGTCAAGCCATATGCGCAATGCAAATGTCCAAGCAAATGGTCATCAAATGATGTCAAGCAAACATATCGAAAGAACATTGCAAAATGGGATGCTGCTATGAAGTTTTGCAAAGCACATCAAAACATGCAGTTCAAAATCGTAACAGAGAAATTCTTTACAACATAACATATACACATTATGGGTGGGTATTCGTCAAAATATAGCGGCTCTCAAATAGAAGACGCCCTTGGTCAAGTGATGACTCAACATGCAACAACTGGTCAAGCTGTAACATCTACAGGCCAATGGTTTAGAATTGTTGAATGTCAAGACATCATGGCGTCACCACAAGCATTTATACTAAAACTGTCAACACTGTGGAATTCTAATCAGCCAGCAGTTTGCATGTTTACTTGCGCAGTGTCTGACACCACATTTGCTTGCAAAACTTTGAATGCACTGAGAAGAGCTGTAGACATGTGTTTTAGTGCAATTCGTTGTCAACAAGTTAATTCACATTGTTACATTGATGTTAAGCTTACAAATCAAAACAACTCAATCATTGCAGACATTGCAATGCACAATCCATCATATGTTAGGGTGCTATCGCCCATTGAAGCAGCACCTGCAGGTGGCTCAACACTGGCACAATACGACATTCAGTATATAGACTAAATTGACATAGACTATTCACACATTAATTTACATGAGCTACAATTCAAAATATTCTGGCAATCAAGTGCAAAACAGTCTTGATTGGATTGCTGAAGCTGGTGGGGGGTCACTACTCAAACGCATATAGAGGCGACATAATAAGCAATGAAGCTTGGGTAAGATGTTGTTACATTGTAAGCAACAATGTTGTATCAGTTGGAATGCTAACAGTGTACACTGGTTACAATCATGCAACGCCATCTGCTATGACACTGTGGTTTGCTTCAGGCTTGGGTGACAACAAACAAGTCAAGTTGATTGGCAAACTTGAACAGTGGTATGCCGTTGCCAAATTCACAAAATGTCGATTTGTGTATGATGCTAATGATGGAAGCAAACCAGTCTATTTTGATGTCAAACTAAACTTCACAGGAATTGATGCAGAACATGCTGCAGGCTCTTGTTATGCAACATTGACAGGCCACACAGCAATCACAACATCAATTTGCACAGCACAACAATCTCAACTTCTAAATCCGACAATTGCATCAAACTACACAGTCAAAGAATTTGACATCGCTTGACAACATGCAATGTCTTGATTAACAAAAATGCATGGCAACATTTCACAATCTTGATGACAAGTCAAAACAAAGCTTCATTGACAAAGCAAAACAATGGGGTAGAAATGCACTTACAGCTGCACAAAGACTGTTCAATAGACTTGTCAAATCAGGCTCATATGATTTGCATCAAGCAATCAAGCAAAATCCTTGGTACACTGCACAAAATGGCGGAGCACTTGCAAGAATTTGGTTCACTCAAAAGATTGCAACAAACTCTGACTACCAATCAAGACGCAAATACATGGAGCCTGGAAGATTGTACATGTTCATGTACACCGACCCAAAGCACAAAGACTTTTTGTCATATTTTGATGCAAATCCCATTGTCATTGCACTGGGGTCATACGTATCTCAAGAAGGCGAACTTGTAGAAATGGGCATCAATTTGCATCATTTGCCTTTGAAAGTTCGTATTCTTGTGTTGTGCAAAATTTTTGAAGCATTTGCAAGCAAATACAAAGGCGAAATGTATAGAGCTGAGCAAGCACCTGTTGACATGTCTTGGCAACAAGTTGGTGCACTTGTGCAACAATATGGTGCTGCATTTGCATTCAGGTCATACATACCAAGACTTAGAACAGGCACAATTTGTTTTCGATATGAAGACTGGTACAAGGCAATCTTCATTCCATCTGCACGATATGAAAAAACTACTGTAGAAAGACTTTATCAAATGTACATGCAATATTTGAAAGACAAGCACATTATGTTTAACGTGTCAGACTCAACATATTGAAAATTGACATTTATTAAATGATTGACAATATTACATCGCTCGTTTGCTTAATCTTCATTTGCATTCGGCTATACAAATCCTCGCAAGCTCGGATACATATCCAATAAAAAGGTTGAATTGAAACGCAATGGCTACAAAATACGCATCAACAAACAACAATGGCAAAAATGCATTGCAAGCAATTGACAAAAATAGTCCAATTGCTAAAATCAACATGCACAAAGCATCTGCTGCCACTCAAATAAGACAAAGAGCATTTACAGAAAATGCGTCATATGATCAAGAAGTTGTTGTGCTGTCGACAGATGATGTCTTCAATGTCAACAATGCAAAGAAGAACTTGTTTGGTTTGCAGCCTGCTTTGAAAGCAAAACACTATGACATGCTGTCTGCTGAGCCTGAAATGGACGACATTCTTGAAAGAATGGTTGATGAGTGCATTGTATATGACAGTGAGTCAAACAAATTTTGCTTTGTTGAGACATCTCAAATTGACAAATTGACTTTGAATGACAATGCAAAACAAGAACTCATTGATGCCTTTTCAGAGTGCTTTGATGTCATCTATGGCCTGTATGCATTCAATGGTGTCAACACTGAGCCATCAAGACAAGACATCAAACAATTGCTTCGTGAATATCTTGTTCGAGGTCGCATTGCATGGGAAATTGTGTATGATGATGTCAAGCAGCCTACTACAATTGTTGGCTTCAGGAAACTAAATGCATTTGCATTGACGCCAATGCGCAAAAATGACGTGTTCTTTTGGGAATATGACCGCAATCAACAAGAGCAAGCAAGCATGCAAAATGTATGGGGCTCACCAGCAAACACGAACATTGTTGCTGGTGGCGGACTTGGCAAAACAAGATTGCTTGACTCTCAAGTTGTCTATTTGCAATGGAATGATGATGGCGTTGGTACAATGTCATATCTTGAAAGACTTGTTCGTGCATTCAACCTGCTTCGCATCATTGAACGCAGTAGAATTGCATATGCAACAACTGCTTCACGTTTCAGAACTCAAGTTACAATTCCTGTCAAGGGCAAAACAAAGACACAAGCATATGAAACATTGCGCAAAGCAATGAACAAATATCATGAGAAGATTGACTTTGATGACTCAACAGGTGAATTGACAGTCAATGGTCAAGCATCAATTCCATTCAATTCAGAAATTTGGTTTGCTGAAACAAACTCAGGCAAACCAAGCATTCAAAATCTTGACCCAGGAATGCCTGATTTGTCTGACACTTCTGCAATCACCTATTTCAGAAACAACTTTCAAAGACTGTCAAAGTTGCCATTGTCACGATTTGATGAAGGCGGCGGCAATTGGAATGTGTCTGATGAGTCAATGCAACGTGATGAACGAAGATTTGCTTCATTCATTGCAGGCATCATGCACAGATTTGGCGTCAATGTTATTTTGAAGCCTACATGGATTTTGATGTGCTTGCAAAACAACAATTTCATTGGTGACAATGAAATTTTGAATGCTTTGTCAATCGGATACAACAAATACAACCAATATCAAGTTCAACTCGAACTGAACACTCTGCTCAAACGTGTTGAAGCAATTCAACGCATTTCACAATCACTTGTTCGCAACATTGACATGAATGACACTCAGAAGACATTCTGGTCTTCTGAGTACCTCATTGAAAAATATTTGTCACTTCCGAAAACAGAGCTTGACAAAAATGCTTCTATGCTTGAAAGAGAAAACGCAGAAATTCTAAAACTTGCAATGGAGCAAGCAGCAAAAATGAAGCAACAACAAGAAGCAGCAGAACAAGTTGGTCTTGAAACCGGCGCAATTCATCAACAGCCAAACATTGATGACTTTGAATGATGCTGAAATTTTGTCAGTTGTCAACAATTTGCCGCATTTGACTGTACATATCATATCAGGATATGACTTTACACATCATATCAGGATATGACTTTACACATCCTATCAAATAGGATTTCACACATCATATCAAATAGTATTTCACGCATCGTATTTCACGCATCATATAAATCAAACAATCTCAAAAAGACAAACTCTCATGGCAAAGCACATAACATATCAAGGCAAGCCTGCACAATTGATTGTTGACTCTAAGTCTTGCAATCAATTTGTGATGGAGTCAATTCAAACTGACTCATTGCCTGAAGGTGCCCTTTGTCGATTGTTTGGCACATATGCATTTATGGACGAGACAAACCGCAATTCTCGTTCATATGACTTTGACAACTACTTTGCGCAAGTTCAATCTTTGCAACCCAAGATTGCTGCAAAACGCTTGCTTGGTGAGCTTGAACACTGCAAACGAAGAGTTGTCAAATATGCAAATGTGTCACATCGAATTGACAGCATCGAATGGAACCCAAAGCGCAAGGCTTTTGAAGGCTGGATTACAATCTTCAACACACCTGCAGGACAAACTGCATATGCAATTGTTTCAGCAGGATCACCGCTCTTCATTTCAAGTAGAGCAATTGGCATTGTCAATCCTCAAACAAAGAAAGTTAACATTTTGAAGCTCATCACATTTGACTTGGTTGCAGAACCTGGTTTTTATGATGCTGAGTTTTCAATTGCATCAACGCAAAAGCAACTCAACAGCATGCCTGTTGCAATCAATGAAAGCAAAGACATGATGTTTGTCAATGAGTCTGATGAAGAAGATGAAGTTGACAGCAATGCTTTGATGTTGCAACTTGTCAATCTTGCAAAATCTGGTGTTCTGCAAAAACTGTTCCCAGAAGCAGAGTCAGACACTGCAAAACTTGAAGAATTGCAAGCATCACTTGTCACAGAGTCATTTGAAGACGACACACTCAACAATCCTAACGATACAAACAATATGAAGCAAAACACAGCAAATTTTGTTGCTGCATACAATGACATGTCTGTCAATCGTGACCCAAAAGACTTGGCAAAGATTGAAGCATTGCTTGACAGTGTTGGCTGCAACTATGAGTCCGATGTGACCATTGCAGTTGCATATGACAAGTTGTCAACTGAGCAGCAACAAACGATTCACAAACTTCTTGGAATTGACTTCGTGAATGAAGACACGAATGAAGCAAAACTTCAAGAACAATGGGACTCAATGCCCATTGAAGACAAAGCTTGGTGGCTGTACAACATCCATCAGGAAGTGTTCAAAGATGCTCAGCTTGACGACACTCAGACAAACTTGCTCAACAAGAAGTTTGCAGAGTTGACAGATGCTGAAAAGTCTTTTGTTGCAAACAGATTTGCATTCATTGATGAAGCAATTGAGCTCAACAATGACAGCAATCTGAACATCGACTATCTGACAGCTTGCTGGCAATCATTGGATGCAACTGAAAGATTTGAGTTGCTTGACAATGCTGGCATCAAAGATGCAGACAAACTCAATGATGTTGAGCAATTTGCAAACATTGACAAAGAAAGTCAGGTTGCCATTGCAAAAGCATTCATTGATGCAGGCAAAGCACAAGCAGACTTGGTTGTCGATGAAGCAGACATTGCAGATGAGACACCTGCAATCTGGGATGCTGCAGATGATGCAAAGCGCGCTGAAATCTGCAAACAAGCATTGATGAATGACGATGAAGAAGCAGCTTGCAAAGGCAAAAAGTTTGCTGAACTTGATGCCAAATTGCAAAAGCTTGTTGACACTGGCATTTCATTGCTTGATGAAGCATCTGAGTTCAATGCTGAACAATGGTGGTACAATGCATCTGTTGCTGACAGACAAGTTGCTCTTGATGCAGTCAAAGACTTCAAGATTGGTGTTGAAGATGCTGCAAATGCAACTTGGGAAATGTTTGACAACGAGTCTCAGAATGCAATTGAAGCTGCAATCAAAGCATCTGGCTTTGTAGCAGAATCTAAAGAGCCTGACGCTGCCAAGATATCTGAAGAAGCTTGGAAGTCTTTGTCAAATCCTGAAAAAGCTGAGTTGCTTGATGCATTGAAGCTTGACATTGCAAACATCTCAAAAGACTGGTCTGACTTGTCAGATGACATCAAAGCATCTATTGTTGACAATTGCAAAGATGAAAATGTTCTTGACTCTGCTTCTGCATGGGGCAAGAAAATCAAAGATGCGTATGACAACTTCACAGAACTTGATGAGTCTGTTAAAGATTTTGACGAAGTTGAAATTGGCGAAAAAGTTGAGACGACTCTTGGCGTTGGCTCAATCATTGCAAAGGGCACAGGCTTGCATGAATTTGCTGAAGCTTGCAAAATGCACAAGCCCAATGCAGGCATTTCAATGACTGAACTTAGAAAGCGTTTTGATGACTCATTTGACGTTCATTGGCTCATTGTAGATGTTGCCGGCAAATGCTTTGTTGACTTGTATGGCAAATCACATACATTTGTGAATGAAAGTTCTGTTGATGAGTCTGTAGAAGCTTGGAATGCTGCAACAGTTGAACAGCGCAAACAATGGTTGCTTGCAAAGAACTACTTGCTTGCTGATGCAGAGTACAATGCTTCTCAAGATTTTGAAAATCTTGGTGTCGAAACTCAAAACTTTGTTAAAGAGTTTTTTGCAATTGACGAGTCATTCAAAGACACAAAACTTGTTGACAAATGTCCAGTCAAACTTGGCAACAACATCATTGGCTTCATTGAACAAGGCGAACCAATTGAAACCAACATCATTGCGGCAGAAGATGGTGGTGCACTTAGAGTTGAAGTTTGGCCAAAGGGCAAATCTGCATTGAAACAGATTGTTGTGGTTGCTCCAAATGACAAAGAGTGGCTGCTTGAAAGTGAAGAAGATGACGAAGTTGAAAACTGGTGGAATGCATTGTCAACTGAAGCTCGCAAAGCAATTGTTGGTGACACTGAAGAAGACTTTGACATGTCATTTGATGAGTTGTCAGATGCCTTGAAAGAAGTCGCAAACAAAGCATTTGACACATCAAAACTTGACGAAAGCATTGCAAGTGACAATGTTTACAAAAATCGTCTCAATGACGAACAACGTGAACTCATTGACAACTTTGTCAATGGTGATGCATTGACTGCAAACATGAAGCAACTTGATGCTGGCATGTCATTGTCAGAAAAAATTGCAACTGTTCTTGCTGATGTTGTCAACAACTGCAAAGACTCTGCAACAGCTGATCGCATCAAAGCAAATCAAGATGCATTGACTGAATATCTTGCAGCATTTTGGCAAGATGACATGATTTGTGAACATCTCATCAAATGGCAGCCAACTGGCAAACATTCATTTGTCAATGAGTCAGAAGATGACAAAGTTGACGCAGAAGATGTCAACAACATTGTTGATGGCTTGGTTGATGCTGGCACTCTGACAAGGCAGCAAGCAGATGAACTCCAAGATGCAATTGCAGACTCTAAAGAACTTGCAAACATCAAGACAAAAGGCGAACTTGCAAATCATGTTGCAAAAGTTGCTGATGAACTTGGCTATGATGTTGAAGTTGATGACTGCATGAGCATGGTCAATGAAGGCGATGAAGGTGAAGATGTCATCAAATCTGTTTTGAAAGATAGAGCATTTGATGACTTCAAGTTTGACTGCATTGAAATTGATGGCAAGACAATGTCTGTTGTCATGACAAAAGATGGTCAATTGACTGGCATTGCAATTGAAGGCCCGATGACAGAAGCAACATCAGCAGATTTGTCTACAATGCTCAAAGCATATCTTGAGTTAGCAAACACTGATGAAGCTCTTGTGTCAATCAAGAAACGCATTCGTGCAATTGAAATTGATGAAAGCAAACTTTGCAAACTTTATGATGCAAAAGGCGCTGCTATCATTGATGAAAGCTTGATTGAGCCTGATGCAACACCTCTGTGGCAAACTGCAATGCCTGCAGCATACAAACTCATTGTTGAAAGTTTGACAGATGACCAAAAGCAACTGCTTGCAACTCAAGCTGCTGCAAGAACATTTGTCAATGAGTCAGATGTTGCAACATTCTATCGTACTCGCAACTGGTCACAAATCAAAGCATATGCTGGCAATGGCAAACCTGGTTTTGTCAATGAAAGCATGCAAACTGTTGTTTCACGTTTCACAGCTGAACAACAAGCTTTGATTGATGCAATTCGAGGTTGACAACAGCATTTGTTTGACTGAGACTCAAGAGTTGTTGAACTCTTGAGTCTCGAAAAAAAACATGATGTCAGGATACAACTCAACTTTATCAGGCAAACAAGTAGACAATTGTTTGCATCATTTGATTGACAACAAATCACTTGACATTGGCAAGAACACTGGCATTAGATGTGCAAATGATGCTACTTTGTTGTCAGGCTCATTTTGGTTTGATTGGAATGAGTCAGGCAAAGACTCAGTTTGGCTGTTTTGCAAGTGTGCTGCGCCTGTTGGAACAATCCAAGATTGGCAAGGCATGACAGGTGATTTGACATTTATTCGAGGTCGCTCAGATGCTTGGAATGGCATTCAACGATTTTATGTCGATTTTGCAAAAGCATACACAACTGTGATTGCAAAAGTCATCAAATATGGCGGCTTGAATAGTGGTAACTCACCATACATTGTTGACTATGGCATTTATGAATACCAAGGTGAACAATACATGGGCATTCATCAATATGCAAACTCAACACAGTTTGTGCATTTCAATGGCATCAGATCATCAGATGTATCAGATTTGTATGTCAATGTTGAAGAATGCACAAAGATTGCATGATGCACTTGCAATTTCATGTCAATTGTGTTATTCTGCCTGCTGCAACAACAAAATTGTCAAATTTTGTGTCATTCTGCCGACTGCCACAAAATAAAAATGTCAATTTTTATGACAACTTGTGGTTTGCCACTTCAAAATTGACGAATTTTGTGTCATTCTGCCGACTGCCACAAAATACATATTCAAACTTTATAATAACGGTCTTTGACCACAAAAACTCATAACAATGAACGCAAAACAACAGCAACGCAAAGCACTGCTTGACAAGTGGGGCGGCGTTATAGATGAAAGCTTCGGCAAATTGCCGGAGAACAAAAAGTACTTCTTGGCTGCGCTTGCTCACAATGTGCAGTACATCAATGAAGGCTTTGACAACGTGTATTCTCAGAATTTGAATGGCATGGGCCCTGTTGCATTCCCAGCTGACCCAGGCACTCAGCAGCAGTTCCACGATCCCAGCCGCAAAGTTGGTTCAATTGATGTTCCGGCTAACACTTTGGCTCTGAACATGAACTTGGCTGCTCAGACAATCCTGTTTGACCTGCTGCCGACTGTGCCTGTTTACAGCCCGCTGGTTCAATTGGATTACGTTGACTATGTTTATGGGGGCGGGAAGCTTGGCTCTGGTGAAGGCCCGCGTTACTTCCTCATCAAATGGGAAGAACTGTACAATGCTGACTCTCAAGCAGGCATCAAAACTCTGCGCAAGGGTGATGTCATCTATGTCGGCAAGAAAGAAGTTGACGCTCTGTGCGTAAAAGCAACATTTGTTCAGACTTCACGTGTAGCCGGCTATGTGATTGTTCGCAATGACGGTGTGTACAAAGTTGCTGAAACTGAAACCAAGATGTCTTTCGTTGCTTCCAACGAACCTCTTGTTGCAGCTGCTCAGAACGCTGACACAATCTTCAAAGTTGATGTCAACGGCACGCCGACTGACATTGTAGCAGGCATGACGAAAGTCATCTTTGACCTGGTTTCTGCTGGTGACGAACAAATTCACGGCTTTGTTACTTTGAATGAAGACGGTGATCCGATGTCTCGTGCTCAGTCTGAATTTGGTAACTCCAAAGTTATGGAGCTGCGCACATTCAGCAAGGCAATTGAAGTCAAGACTTATCAGGTTTGGGGTGCTCTGACTCGTCGTCAGGTAAAAGACCTGAAAGCTCGTGGTCTTGACAGTGTTGCAATCATCAAAAATGCAATGCAGAATGAAATCACTCAAGCAATCAACGACAATGGTTTGAGCCGCATGCGTCGTCTGGGCGTGACCACTCATGCAAATCTGCTTGCAGCTCAGGGTTACAACCTGAACCTGTACATTGGTGCTGCCGGCTCTACTGGCAAGGACTTCAAAGCATTCAGCATTCCTGAGTTCATTGATGCTGCTGGTGTTGACCGTGCAGGTGAAATGGGCATCATCCCAAATGCTGAAAGCAACAGCTCTGCAGAAAACCAGATTACTCGTCAGGCAAGAATTGCAACCAGAATTTTGGCTGCTTCTGCAATCATTGGCAACTTGTCTCGTTTCGGTGCCGGTGATGCTGCTGTAGTCAACACAATCACTTTGGTTGCTTTGAAGACACAGAAGAACTTTGTATCTGCAATTGACAACACTCTGGTTCAGGACAACAAGAACCTTTACTACGCCGGCGATTTGGCTGGAATCAAAATTTATTGCGATCCAAAGCAAATGCTGAATGACAATCGCGTATTGGTTCTGCGTACAAACAAAACTGCTGATGGCGTCGACATTGACAACATCAACCAGGGTATGGTGTTCCTGCCTTATGACTTGGCATCAACTGTTGAAATCACTGCAGAAGGCACTGCAGCACCGAAGTTGCTGATTGAAAGTGACTACGCGTTGGCCGAAACAGGTATGTACCCATCATTAGCTTACTTAACCTTTGCCATTGACTCCGACTATGGTTGGGTATAAGCATTTTTGACAAGTACAAAATTGCATATCTGAAGCATGCTCATATGAGCATGCTTCTTTTTTGCATGACAATATGATAATGTTAAAAGTTTATAAAACGCGAACAATAACAACACGTTTGTTGCAAGTTTATTAATCATGATGGTCACAAAGATGACAAGTGGCACATTGATGATTACCATCATGTCAAAAAACAACTTGTTGCATTGAAACATGGCATGTTTTGTTTCTTTGTTTGGTCTTGGGACAAATGGGAACCTCTTGTATGTGCAATAAAAGCAATGCTGAAGCCAAAGCTTGATGCATCTAATTGTGAATTTCAAATGGTGCCTGGTGAACTTGCTGAAGCATGGTTGCAAGACAAAACATTTGCAAGAACAAAAACTCTTCGACCTCAACAAGATTGTTCAGAAGAATACATGCATTATGGCGCTTTAGTTGACATTGACACGCACAAAATCATGCAAATGATGTCAGTAGTGTACAGTGCACATGAAGAAGCACGTGTTGTCAATGCAAATCACTACAATGCAGCAAATGAGCCTGCATGGGTTGTTGTTGACAATGTTAAAACTCGCATTGTTGAACATGGCACTGAAATTTTGTTTGTCAACATATCACAATATTTGTCAACAATCAATGTCAAGCAGCGCACACCAATTGTGTACACAGTCGATTGTTCAAAATCGCCTATAGACTTGCTTGACATTTACACAATAATGTCATTTGACAAGTTGTTTGCTGACTACGATGAAGCAATGCACATGTACACACAGCATTTTGCAAAATTGACAAGCAATCATGCTGATCATGTGTCAGAATTTGATTTTGGCTGCTATTCATTTGCAATGCGGCATTGGCTTGAAGAACACATTGTTGCAGAACATGAAGATGCATTTGAACAATGTGAAAATTTTGATGAATATGAGGACAAGCTTTATAGAAGTCTTGTGTTGAGTGGCGATTGGTTTGCTGTTAATGATGCTGGCATGTATACATTTGTCGCTGCAATCATCAAAGATGTTCCAAATGATGACAATGACAAACAACATGTTGCTCAATATGATTGACTCATTGTATTCTGTTATGCAATTCTCGAAAGCTCAAATACATATTAAAACAACATAGCATGCTAAGCATGCAAAACAACTCGAAATCAAATTCAACAACATGAAAAAAAGAAAGCTTTCTATTTCAACTGCAAAATTTGTGGTTGAAAGTGCTGAGTCACTCGAGGCAACTCAGCAATTTAGTGTTGTTACAGAGTTCAAAGCAGGTGACAATGTTGTGCCTGCAGGCAAACTTGTAACAATTGACAACATCAAAGACAACGTCATAGAGTTTCACACAAATGACAATGTGGATGTCAAATTGTCTGCACCAGAGTCAGTGTTTGTTGTCAACACTCAATTGATGTCAAATGAAATGCTGAATGAAAGCATTGATGGCAAACAATTTGCAGAAAAGTTTGACAAGTTTGATGACAAGCAAAAACAAGTCTCCATTGATTTGCTTGATTTGTCTGAAAAGCCCAGTGCTGATGAAATTGCAAAGGCATTTGACGCTGCGACAACTGATACTCAGGAGTCACTTTGCAAGCAAGTTGGCATTGTTGACGAATCTATTGAAGACGACGCAAAGTCTTGGTATGACAACATGTCTGCAGAAGAACGCGCAGCAGCAATTGATGGTCTTGGTCATTGGTCTGAGAAAAAGTTTGATGAATTGTCTGCTGACACTCAACGTGCCATTGTTGAAAACTTCAAAGCAAAAGATGACTTGGATGAGTCAATTGAGTTTGTCAACAAAGCGCCGTATGCAATTGATGGCACCAACATCAAACCTGGTGATGCAGTTAAAGTCGAAGTTGTTGCTGATGGCGCACTTGCTGTAGCCGGTGAACAAGTTCGCATCAAAGTATCTGCTGGTGAAGAGTCAATTGAATTGATTGTCAACAAGAATGACAAACAATGGGTTGCAAATGTTGTTGACGAAGCATTTGATGTGTCTACTGTTGATTCATCAAGTCTTGCATCAATGCTGTTGCAGTCAATCACCGAAGCACACCGCATTCATTTGAACAACGAATTTGGCCCGCATGTCAACAAATATGCTGCACACAAAATCTTGGATGACTTCTACAAAGACTTCCCTGAACTTGTCGACAGCTTCGTTGAACAGTTGCGTTATGACGGCGTGACACTGACACGTTCTGACTATTCATGGTCAGATGCACTTATTGGCATGAAAGAACTCATTGCTGCAATTGATGCAGTGTATGACACTGTTGACAGTGCAAGCAAATCTGAACTTGACGCAATCAAATCATTCCTCAAAAAGCATGCTTGGATGCTTGAAAATCAAGCAGGCTTTGTTGCCGGCAAAGTTGTTGTAGAAAGTTGGGAAGACAACTACAATGACAAGTCAGATATGGACAAGCTGTCTGCAATCAAAGTTGCTTTGATGTCTGACAATCTTGACTATGATGCAGAGTACATCAAGTCATTGCCTATAAAAGATTGGCCTGATGAAGTCAAAGATGCTGTGCAATTGGTTTGCGAATCAGAGTTGCAAGATGCATATCGTGACTTTTTCAAAGCAAAGTTAGCAGAATATGGTGTTGCAAGTCCTGCAGAACTTGATGCAGAGCAAAAGAGCAAATTCTTCTCTGAAATCAAGAAAGAGTGGCCTGATGCAAAAGAAGAACTTGATTTGGATGAAGCAGCAGAATGTCCGATCAAGAAAGCAAACATCTTTGCTTTGTCAAAAGCATACACAGCTGAACAGAACAATGAAACCCTTGCAAAAATTGAAGAACTGTTTGCAGAAGCAGGCGTTCAAGGCGGCTTGATGTTTGACAAGTCTGCAGAACAACTTGATGATGCAAACTTTGCAAAACTTGCAAAGCTGCTCAATGTCGACTTGGTGACTGAAAGCATTGTGACAAAGAAGCCGGTTCGCAAACGTTCATTTTTGATGGCACAAAAGTTCATCAATGAAAATTTGGAAGCAGGTCAAAATCTGACAACAACTGCAACATTGACAACTGTTGATGGCTATGCAATTCCTGCAAATGAGCAGATTGCATTGACATCCATTGACAGCAACACAAATCTTGCTTATGTGACTTATGGTGAAAACTCATATGCAGTCACTTATGGAGATTTGATTGCTGCAATTGACACTTCAGTTGCTTGATGCAGCATTGACAACACAAGAAGCTTGGTTTGCACAACAAATCAAGCTTCCATTGCAAACTTCCAAACTCAACATCAAAATGAACAATGTTTTTAGCTGTCTTAAACGACTTCGCAATGTGTTGATTGTATTGTTTGTCGGCTTGCTCTTTTGTATGTGCAATGAGCAAAAACGACTTGCATCAACTGACATCATAATGAAACAAGTGCCATTTGTCAAAGCAATGGTTGGCGGCAAAGTAGTGTGGATGCTTATTGACACTGGCTCAAGTGTTTCATTGCTTGACGAACATTGGGTTCAACAATCAAAGTTTGAACGACACAATGTAGCAGGCCACACGATTGTGCATGCAACAGGAATTGACAAATACAACAGCATGACAGACCAACGAGTCATCATCAAAAACACAGTAGCGGACATGCAATTTTATGTAACAGACTTGTCACCTTTGCTTGACAAATTGTCTCAAAGTCTTGACAAAAATGTTGTTGGCATTCTTGGGTGCGATTATCTTGCTTCTACCGGTGCACTCATAGATGTCCAAAACAAACAACTGTTGCTCGTGTCAATTTTTAATCGCGTCAACACATGATGTTTGCACAATACACAAGTTAACAAGAAGCTTTGCAAATTTGCAAAGCTTCTTTTTTGTGCAAATTCTGGTCATTTGTAGAACCATTCATTCAAACAACAAATCTATTATGCTGTATGCAAATCTCTGCATTTGCATGCATCGATACACATCATGTTATGTTATATACGTCATATTTTGCAAAAATGTCTGCAATCAAAGCAAAACTTGCAAATGATGGATTGCCATTGCAAATTGTCTCAATTGCAAGATGGAGTCCAAAGTGGTTTAGAGAGTCAAAGTTGCTTTGGCTTGCACCTGGCGATGCATTGTTGACTGCTATAAAAGCAGGCAAGTTGTCAAATGAAGCATATGAATTGCAATATCGAACTCAACTTGACGAGTTGCTGCAAAACAATCCTGCAATTTTGTCAACTCTGACAAGACATGCATTGCAATCAAACATTGTCATGTTGTGTTATGAAGCACCAGGCAAGTTCTGTCATAGACATATTCTTGCAAAATGGTTGACAGAACACACTGGACTTGTTGTTAAAGAACTTGAATTTTGAAATACATTTTTTGAACATGAAAACTTCCAAAGTCAGACTTGCATTTGTTGGCCATGCAGGCGCAGGCAAAGATCTTGCAACTGCTCTTGTCAAAAGAGCTTTGTTTGCAATTGCAAATGACAACAAACAATCTGCAATTGTAGACATCAATTGCATTTTGCGCAACACATCACAGTATTTGCTTGAGCATTCTTGCAGCAGTCAATCAAACTTCATCAACATATTGAGATTTGCAGACCCATTGAAGCACTACATTGCATTGATGGAGCAAGTTGATGTCTCAACAACATTTGAGCAATCATACAAACTTTCAATTGCTTCAAAAGCTTTTGCAAAGTCTGAAATCGACAATTTCTCAATTCGAGATGTGCATCTCAAACTATCTGATGCTCTCAAAAAGACATTTGGTGACAATCACTTTGTTCAGTACATGCACAATGCACTTGAACATCGCAAAGATGTTCGCAACATCATTGTAGCAGATTGTAGATATCCTAATGAAGTTGAGTTGCTCAAACAACATGGCTTCAAATTTGTCAAGCTTGTCAATCAATCAAATGAAGTTGATGTGCATCAACACAGTTCAGAGTCATTTGTTGATGAGATTGTAGTTGACTGTGTGTTGCATCATGATGGCAAGAATGCTCAAAAATTTGCTGCAGCAATTGATGAAATGATGTTGAAGCTTTTCAAACAACAGTTGATTGAACTTGATAGATTTGCCATGTTGATGAAGTTGCACCACATGGATGTTGAAGCAATTTGATGTTGTAGTGAAAGTTGTTGTAAAATGCAATAAATTGTTGCAAAATGCATACTGATAAACACGTTGTCAATTTATTGATACAAAAATGCAACAAATTATTAAGCATGTTATTAATTTGTTGATAAAATATGTTAAAACCATTGCAAAATAGTCAAGTTTGTAGTACAATACACATATACCAAATATAATAATTTAAGCAACATGGAAACATCAAACAACATTCAAAACGGAACAAGAACATTGGTAGAAAAGGAAGCATACTTTGATATTCAGTTCAAATATCAAGACAAAGCAGAAAAGTCTTTGGTTGACAGGTTCTTGAAATGGAAGCACAACAAGTACATTGCATATGCTGCAATAAATGAAGACTTTCACTCAATGGATTTGAAAGGCAAGTCATTCTTGCTGTACAATCAAACTTTGAGAAACAGATTTGATGAACTCTTTCCATACAGTTTCATAGTAGCTGACAAACAATTCATTGACAACAACTATTTGCCAAAGGAGTACAATGGCATGAAACGATACATCTACATTGTTAGCCAACAATTGTACTCAGAAGTAGTTAAGCAAGCTTGGCATCCTCGGTCAATTGAACACAAATCATATCCAGGCATCCGAATTTTTGAAAACTATGAAAGCCTGGTTGAATTTCTTGAAGAAAGACTATATAGACAGCCAATCATCATAATTGGCAAAGAACCTTGGGCAAGACTTAGATACTTTATTGATGAATTGCAACTTACATATTCTGATGAACTACCAAGATGTGAAGACAATCAATTCGGTTTGTTCCCATTGGACAAATTTCAGACTTTTCTGAATTTTGCTACAATGAAATCAGTCAAGCATACAGTCAAAACAGTTCTACATGAACAAACAGATGAAGAAGTTCCTGAACAATTGCCGGAATTGTTTTCTGACTACATCAAGTTTTCATACAAGTCATCAGTTTTGAAAAAAATAGCAAACAGAAAAGCAGACACTGTAAAAGAAGAACACTTCTCTTACTTTACAATCGTCAAAAAATCTTGACACAACACAACATTCATCATATCAAGTTTGCCAGCATTCAAAACTTTCAAAATGCTGGCAAACATTTTCACAAGCAAATTTGACACCAAATGACAGAACAAGAACTTTTTGACAAAATCAAAAGCATGTCAATTTTTGAAGACAGTTTTGTTGATGCAATCCAGCATGGCAAATTGTCAAACATTGTTGCATTTGCAAATGATGTTGAACGTCTTGGCACAAATCGTTTCATCAAATTGCCAAGCATCAACACATCAATCGCCATTTGCAACATTGTCGTTGACTGGTCTGAAATTGACACAGGCAAACCTTTGATGTATTGTGTGTATGTTGACATGATTGTTGTGTCAAATCAATCAATTGTTTGCAACACTCATACTTGCATCTTGAATTTGCTTGGCTTCATCATGACGCATGTCAACAGTCTTGACAATGTGTCAATCATTGATGAGAAGACATTTTCTGATGCTTACAAAGCAGCAAAACTTGAAGTTGAAAAGCACTTCTTTTACATGAAAGATGACACAGCAAGACTTGACTCAACTCAATTGTCTGACATGGTCAAACATTTTAAAGTCGTAGTAGACTCAGTGTTGTCAGAAGCAAAACATCAACAATCGTAGAACAATTGAAACATCATATAAACATCAACAACATCAATCATGACACAACAAGTTCCATTCAAAACTCTTGCTATCATTGCATGTGGCTTGGGTAAACGAGTATCGTTGTTTACCGGTAGCAATTACATACCAAAGTTGCTGCTCAACATTGGCGGCAAAACAATTCTTGGTCGCATCATTGAGTCTGCTGCATCTTTTGACGCATTTTGCATTGCATTGTCTACTCAACGTCACATTGACATGACAAGACAATGGATTGAGTCAAACTATGGCAAAGAAGTCTCAACAAAATGCATGTTTGTTTTGCATGAACAAACAGATGGCAGTGCAAATGCCATTGCAGACACAGTCAATCAAATCAAACAAGTTGTAGGGCCATCAGATGTTGTGCTACATTGGTGTGACATTTTTGCGTCAAATCTTGACAAACATACAAAAGAATTGCTCAACATTGATGAACAACACATTTCTGCTGCTGTTATAGATGACAGGTCAGACAAACATCTTTATCTTGATGATGCAAACAATCGTGTAGTTTCATGTGCATGCATGACTGACTTGCGGTCACATGGTATAATTGCGAAAGATGCGCATAGAACGTTGTTTGGCATTTATGCATTCAAAGCAGCATTGATGGACAAGATTGTTGAGCAATGTAGCAACAATGATTGCAAAGACTTTGCAAATGTGATGTGCAACATTGCAACAGTTGATTGCGTTGACTTTGACAAGCCTGCATACCCGCAGCAAGTTGAAATCTATGGTGACACAGAAGCATATTTGCGACACTGTGACAAACGAGTCAAAGAAAAAGAAGTCCGTTACTTCAATAAAATTGAAATCAAAGATGATGTTGTTGTCAAGACTGCTCTTTGTGACAGAGGCTACAAACTAATGGACAATGAAGTAGCATGGTATCAAATTTGTTCAGGCAATGGCATAACTTGTGTGCCAAATGTGTTTGAACTTGGTGAGCATTCATTCACAATGACAAAGATTGATGGCATGACAGTTAAAGAGTACATTGACAAATATGATGAGTTTTGTAATTGCATGCCACTTGCAGTTGGCTTGATGCAAATGTTTGAGACTCAAATTGCTCAACAGCTTCATTCGATGACATGTTATCCGCAAAACATTGTGCAAAATGTGCCTGTAGAAGACAAGCTTGATGCAATGCTAAAAGAGTATGTTGAGACAACAAAAAGTCGATACAATGAAATTTCAGAACTTGTCAAAGACATTGAAGTCTACAATGGCCAAAGATTGCCCAACTTTGTTGAGTTGATGCAAGACATTGAGTCAACAATTAGACGTACAGCAGCACACACTGATTTCTGTTTCTTGCATGGTGACCCACATGTCTGCAATATGATGATTGACAATGCAGGCACAAAATTGACTTGCATTGACCCAAGAGGCTATTTTGGCGATGGCAAGTACAAAAAAGTTGGTGATGCCGATTATGATATTGCAAAGTTTGCATTTGGCTTGTCAGGCAACTCAAACTTTGCAAGAGATGCTTTCCACATTTTGAAACGTGTTGATGGCAAAACTGAGATTTCATTGACAAGCAATGTTCGAGGCTATGACATTGATTTGCTGCCATTGACAAACAGACAGAAATTCTTGGTTGGCTTGTGTTGGTTCAAATTCCCAGCATGGTTGAAGAACAATCCTGTTGAAGCAATCATAACATATTGTCATGGTGCACTCATGACGCGTCAGTACCTTGACAAGTGGCTACAAGAATTGTAGACTGTTGTCAAGATTTCACCACCTTGACAAGTGGCTACAAGAATTGTAGACATTTAAAGATACTTAACACAATTTTCTTCTGATACAAATACTTGTTTAACATGCTGCTTGTGAAAGTAGCTTAACATTTTGCATAACAACTTATTGAAGTCAATCTGCTTGTGAAAGTAGATTGACTTTTGTTTTGTGTTCGTATGTGTCTACATATATCATAAACTATACACAACACAACAACATGCAAAACAAAAAAGACAACATCATGAAAGCTCTCATCAAAAACAACACAGGTGTCAGCTCAAAGTCATTCTTTCTTGTTGCAATCACGCTTCTTGGATGCATCATATTGCTTGTCATTTGTTTCATAATGTTGTGGGAGACACTGAAGACTACTCACACAACAATTGACTTGACAGGTTTTGCTGCTGTCATTGGTGCAGTGTCAAGTTTGTTTGTCACAGCAGGCATAACAAAAGTGTGGGGCGAAAAGAATGAATGCTCAAAATGTGGAGCAAAACTTGACAATGATGACAACTCTACACATCAACATTGACACAACTTCAACACAACTTCAACATGAAAACAAGAACTCAAATCATAGCTGAACTCAAACGATACTTTAATGTCAAAGAACTTGTGTGCAACCACGTGTTTGCAAAACATGGTGGCAAGTCTTGGATGTTTTTGAGTACACCATATCTTGAAACATTGCTCTTTTTGCGGCAAGATTTGCTCAAAGTGCCAATGGTGTGCAACACAAGCACTTTGAAACAAAGAGGACTGAGATGCAATCTTTGTCAAATTGTTAAAGACAAGTCTGCAATCAATGTGTCTTATGTGTCTGCTCATGTGACAGGCAATGGTGGAGACTTTTCATCAGCTCAAATGAGTGCAGAACAAATGAGACAACTCATCAAAGAACACGCAGATGAATTGCCATGGCCTGTTAGAATTGAACGAGATGTCAACTGGCTGCACATTGACGTGTATGACGACATGTCAACTGATGCAAAGGTTGTTGAGTTCAATGGTTGACGACATATAGGGTGTATTGCATATAAATTGTATTGCATATAAATTGTATTGCATATAAATTGTATTGCAAGAATACGAGTAATACTGCATATACATATTTCAACAACAAAAATTTTCAATGAACGACACAGATGCACTTGCAGGATTTGAGCCTCTTAGACAAGCTCAGCATGTCACCGTTTCAATGACACCATTTGCAAGCATTTCATCAAACAATCAATACATTTCGAACAACATGCAAACAAAAGAAGCTTTGTCAAAAATTGACAAACTTGTCATCCAATATCTGGCATTGGTTGACAATGAAGACACTGCAAAACAAATTGTTGAAGCATCAAATGATGCAAAATCTGCAATCAATGATGGTCAAAATTGTGATGACATTTTGACATCATTCAAGCACACACTTGACCTCATTGTAGATGGCATTGATGAGTCTGTTGATGCAAGGTCTGCAAAAGCAGTTGAAGTTGCATTCAAGTCAATGTGGAACATTGGCACATTGTCAACATCTCAACAAGAAACTTTGAAACTTGCATGCAAAGAAATTGATGACCATGGTGTCATGTTAGTTGCAACTGCAAAGAAGTTGTTGTTGCTCATCAACAGACCGCAGTCTGACAACAACACTGAAACAATGATTGCTGTTGTTGAAGATGCATATGCAAATCCTGATGACATTTTGGTTGATGAGTCAAACATTGAGCATCAGTTGTCATATTTGGGACATGTTGTAGATGAAAGTGTAGCAAGATTGCCAGAATGTCTTGCACATTTGTCAGCATCTGCAACAGGTTCAAGCAAAACTGCTCAACAAATTGTGAATGATTTGCAGTCAATTTGCAAAAGACAGACATCTTCAAGTGCTTTGATTGCATCTCAATATGTTGAGACACTGAAGCAACATTTGAATGATTGGACTCTTGCAATGCGATATGGCGCAACACATGGCGTGCCCAATGGCAAATCAGTTGTTCAAGCAACATTGCTTGCACAATCAGAAGCTTGGCAGTCTTTCATGACAAAGTTGCAAGATTTGTTGAAAAACATTGCATCAACATTCAGTTGTGCACCAAGCATGGACACTGCAAAATCTGCTACAGGCTCAGAGTTGTTGCGTGTCAAACTCATTCAAAACTGGGGTCAAGCAGATGATGTTACATATCACAGCATTGCGCATGTTTTACAATCATTGGGCATTGATTGCCAACTGAAAATTGTCAATGCATCAACACTTTATCTGATGATTGTCCTTGACAGAACTTCCATTGTCAATCATCCACCAATTGTTGATGCTGAACATTGCAAACTCAAGTGTCTTGAATTGATTGCAAAAGGGCTTGGCAGCTTTGCAATCAATGCAAATCGAATTGAAGAGTTGTACAATTGCTATATCAAAACACATTCACCAAACTGGTGGAATGCATTGGTATTCTGCAGCAAAGCATTCAACATCAGCAATGCATCTCAAACTTTTGAAGCATATTGGACTTTGCTTGATAATCATGAAAAGTTTGCATGTTTGACTTTGCTTGGCTCTGCTGATGCAATGACATTTGCAAAGTTTGCAATTGGTGACATTGCATGGTCTGATGTACCTGAACAATGCAAAGTCGAGTTTTCAACCGCAATTGCAAACAACATTGATGCTTGAGTTTTTGCAAATCTTTTGACTTTTCTTTTTTCTAACAACATAAAACGACCACCACATGGCAACAGTTCAACAGTTGGCAACATGGGCTTCCATTGCTGCAAAAATTGATACATTCCCGAAATTGCCTTCGGGGGGGGCCGACGTTTTTCTGACCAAAGCTGAGATTTTGGCGAAAGGCGGCGGCCTTGTCAAAATCGAAGATGGCTATTCAGACAATTCATTTGTGGCACTTGAACATGTGTCTCAATATGTTGTCGAGTGGCGCTACACATTTGACGTTTCTCCGACATCTGTGTCACTTCCGTATCAAGGGACTGGCAAAGGAGTCACAATTTCAAGCTACAAACGCAAGTTCATCAACAACATTGACCAGAATGAGCAAGTGAGTGTTGACTACAGTGTAGCCAGCAAACCGGATTGGTGCACAGTCAGCGGAACTACGATCAGTGCTTCTCAAAATGGTGAGAATGCAAGAAGCGGTTCTGTGACATGGACTCAAGCAGAATCTGGAAAGCAAGCTTCTTGTTCTGTTTCGCAGGCAGCCGGTGTTGTCAGCTGGCGCTATGTGCTTGAAATCACTGCCGGCGCAACTCTCAATTTTGCAGGCAACACAAGCGGTTCTCAAGAAGTTCACTTCAACTCAAGAAAGTACAAGCAAGTCAATGGCGTCGATACAGGCGAGAGTGCTTGGGTGCCAGTTGAAACCGGCTTCAGCTCAGGCGACGACTACAACAGCATCAATCGAGACAGAATTGGCGAAGGCATCTTGACAATATCTGTTGGTGCAAATGGAAGTTTGAGCAGTCGTTCAGAAGTTGACTACATTCGACAAGCAGAAAGTGGAAAAGAAGTCTATTACACCTGCAATCAAACAGCTGGACAAGAAGGTTGGAATTATTATTTCAGTGCAAGCCCATCAAGTTTGAGTTTTGTTGCAACAGGTGGCAGTCAAAATGTTTCAATCTCGTCATATCGTAGACGTACAATCAATGGTTCTGAAGATGGTCATCAAGAAAACGTTAATTACAATGTACAAGACTCCGGTGGCGCAAGTGTAAGTGGCACTACTGTGTCAATTGGAGAAAACACAAGTGCTTCAGGACGTTCTGGCACAGTGACGTGGATACAGAGTGCTTCAGGCAAGAAAGTCTCAGTTGACTGGAGTCAGGCTGGTGCAACCATAACGTATGAGTATGTTATTGAACCTAATGCAGGCACAATTGGTGTCAATTATAGGTTGTTTGCATACAAGTATGAATACATTAATGGAAGTCATCATAACACTACTGAAACAGGCTGGTCATTGCAAGAACAAAAATCTTACAATGAAACAACAAACACAACATACAGTGAAAACAAGGGTTCAGCTGGCACATTGCATGTCAACGTTAAAAATGTCAATGGTGTGTTGAAATCAACTCGTATTGGTGGCCCAAGTTCAAGCATATATGGCATATCTGTCAAAATTTGGCATCATGGAACGTCACCAACCTCGCCAATTAGATTTCCTTTGTCAAACCCATGATGACTTAAAATGCTTCAACAAAACAAACACCTGCAAAGTTTGACTCAAAAACTTTGCAGGTGTTTTACCTTTTTAATGATGCAACATGTCAGACTACTGAATGCAAAATGTCAGACTACTGAATAATAGTATGTGTCATCGTATTCAGGACTTGCATAGTTATCATACACAATGTCAACATTGTGGCCTTCAGACTGTTCAACTGGCCCTGTTGAGCCTTTCTTCAATTTAACATGGCCATACCAAACATCTCCACTTGTCATGCTTGTAACTTCATATCCTACTGAAACATCTGATGCAACCGGTTTGTCTGAGTACAAACTTGCTATTCCTGAAGATGCATCTCCAGTGTACAAGTAACACGTATCAAGACCTGTTTGACGACAATAGCCTGCATAAGTTTTGCCTGACTCATCTTGCTTGACATCATAGTTCATGTCACTGTCATCAGGTGTGTTGTTCGCAGGCACAGATATTGCATGTCTGCCTGATACACTGCCAGGCCCTTTGTAGTTCACAATTTGCCAATCAAGATCTTGGTTGCTGCTATAGTCGCCATTGTAATAAATTTCTTTGTATGACTCTACATATGGTTCAAACAATTGTGCATCTTTGTCAATGTAGTTGTCTTGGTCTGTGTAAATGTAATACTCATACGTTATGGTTGCACCAGCCTGACTCCAGTCAACTGAGACTTTCTTGCCTGAAGCACTCTGTATCCGAGCCTGCGAGGATATCCATATCGAGCCTGCGAGGATATCCATATCGAGCCTGCGAGGATATCCATATCGAGCCTG